AGGATTAGTTTCAAAATCATTTAAGTTAAATCTAAGAGCCAATGGAAGATTTACAGCATCAATTTCTAATTCATCCCATTTAATTTCATAAGCGTATTGATCTAAACAAATATGCATTTTACTACTCTTATTCAAAGTACTATACTGAAAATCATCAGATTTAAAAATCTGAAAATCTTTGTTTATAGTAACAAGCTTATTACTAAAATTACTATACCTTAAAGAATAAATAACATCAGCATCAAAGTTAAATTTGATGTTTTGGAAATACTTAGCTTTCTCTAAAAGCTTATTTACAAATACTTCAAGACTATCAATAATCTGAATTTGTAAAAAGACACCGTCTACTTCAGCAGTATCATAATAATCAGATACTTCCATAAATAAACCCTGTCCATCAATTTCCTGTAATTTTGCATCAAACCCTTTACCATTTTTATAAACCTTGTAATCCCAAGTTTTATTATAAGCTGCAACTGCAATAGAACCAATACCAAACTTACCAAGTTCCTGATTTTCAGCACTGTCTTTATTTTGTGTTTTACTTGATTCCAATAAAGTACCTACTAATCTCTTAAATTCTTCTATGCTATCAAAACTGCAACCATAATCCCTAATAGAAAAATAATAAGTACTATTTTTCAAATAAACATTAACGTCAAACGGTTCATCTACTTTACCACACTTACGCATTGCGTCAGTACTATTTTGCAAAGCCTCTTGTATAAAACTGTATTTATCAGAATACAATTTGCTACCCAATAATTGTTGTAACTTTGCTAAGTCACTTTTTACTTGTAATTGTTCCATCTTTGTTGGTCTATTGTTAAAAATACTTTTACGCTATTTAAAACTTTCTCTGTTCCTCCACTAGTCCAATTAGTCCTATGATCCTGAAAAAACTTAATCTTGTCCTTTTCAAGTAGTCTAACAGCTAATTCTAAAGTTTCAACATCTTTACTTTGTGTCATTTTATAAAGCTTTTTTGGTATTCCTTTATAGTCTTCCCAAAGTTTCTTTATTTCTTCATGCTTAAAATCTTCCGGTAAATCATTATAGTCATTCCCATGTAAAGTTTTAAGTAAACTTATACCGTATGGTAAATCATATTCTTCTGTTTCAATCACTAGTCGCATATTCTGTTACTCTATAGTTTAAATCAAGATTAATTTTATTATCACCTAAAAATTCAATGTTATTTACATCGTAGTAATCACTATCTTCAAGTTCACCATTACCACTATACTCATATTCATGATCATCACACGTTTGTTTTATAATTTCCATTATAGACTTTTCAATTAATTCCTTTTCTGGTGAAACAAAAAAGTCTATTTTGTATAAAAAAACTATTGCATCAATACTGTAATTATCTTTAATGTCCTCAACATGCTTTTCAAGATAATCATATTGCTCTTTACTGAACTCAATTTGAATTCTATCAGTATAACTTTCACTATATTCAGATTGAGCATCTTTATCAAATTGAAAACAAGGTTCTTCACCTTCTTCTTCAACTAATGTAACAGTTACAGTTCCTGCTTCTCCTTGATAATGACCATCACTTGCATCGTAAAAAGTAATATTGTTATAAATTTCATTTTCAATTTCACTATTAAAATCTACTTCTACTTCCTTATTGTCTTTATCATAAAAGAATAATTCTGTATCTCCCATACTGTCTCCGCCACAAGTAAATTCAAATTCAGCCCTATCTATATTATATTCTTTCCATTTCTTGATTAATTCTTCCATTTTCTTTAAGTTTATTAGCTAATTCAATAGCTTCTGGGTTATCAATAAGTTTTACACCATTCTGCATCCATTTCTCTACAGTCATATGTTTCAAGAAATCTTGTGGCGTAGGTATAAACTGCATTCTGAAATCCTCAAGTATATGATAAAGAGCCACATCTACAGTATCTACAGATTTACCATCACTGTTAATTATGTTATAACCAAATATCTTTGGGATTATTTCATACGCAAAAAATGTATTATGTGTAAGAAATCTGTTAGTATGATTATTCATACAAACTTTTGGTAAATCTAAAAGCTTGTGAATTTCTATATAATCTTCAGGTTTACCACCATATCTCTTTGCACTTGATTTGCTATGTATATAAGGATTAGCCATATAATTTAAATTAAAAACCCCTAGTTTTTATATAGGGGTTTGTTTACTTAATATTTCTATTTTATTATTTAGTAGATCTTCTATTTCTTGCAATGTTTCAAACCTACTATTGATTGCACAATATTCATATTCTGTTGTGCCTCTATAGTCTAACTTTTGTTTTTCTGCATTTACATATATTCTTATGTCTACTAAAGTAGACAATTGTCTAATGTTGCACAATAAATCTAATGATTTTTCAATTCCTTCCATGTTTTTTAATTTTTAAAACGGTAATTCTTCATCAAACTTTGTCCAATTAATAATAAAATCAGAACCATTACTTCCTTTAAGTAGCTTGTTTATAAAAGTAAATAGGTTATCGTGTTTAAATTCCCTATTTTGTCTTGCAGCTGCTGCTGGATGTTCTACTATTTTATTATAATGAATAAAAGGTGTTTCAAGTCTATGCAATTTAGCTGCTTCTTTACCAAAATATACAAATATTAACCCGTTATGCTTACAATAAACATTTTCATACATATACTTATGAAAAGGATACCAAAGATCTAAATGATTACCTGCTTTTTGATAACTAGTTGTTAATGCTGCATTTAGTAACAAAACACCTTGTTCTGCAAGATAACTTAAGTCATTAGGTTTATCACCTTTATATCCTAAATCATCATCCATTGCCTCTTTTAGCAATTGTAAACTTGGTGGTGTTTTACTTAACATAGTACTAAAAGCTAAACCATCTGCATAATCCTTATTGTTGTACCTCGTATGATAAGGACTTAAACCCATAAATACTACCTTAAGATTACTTTTTTTACATTCTTTAAAAGGCCGCCACAAAAGATTACTTTTTGGTATTGCTTCACCTTTAGGTAAAGCTTTTAGCTTTTGATAAATGTCATAGCATTCTTTGCTTTCTATCCATGGTTTTAAATCATTATGCCAACTTTCATCTATTAACATTTCAAAGTTTTCCCACTCAAGTTTGTTTTCCATACTTATTCTGATTTGTAGGTTTCGTTGTAGTATTGTTTAGCACTTAATTTACACTCAAAGCCATCTGGCATATTTTCTTTCCAACATTCAATAAAAGCATCAATTATTTGTTGTTTTTCCATTTCTTTGGCTTCTTGAATAATGTCCATTATTCCTTCGTGTTGATCTTTAGGTATTAATTGTTCAACTATCCATTCTACTGCTGTTTGTTTCATTTTAGAAATATTTTTAAAGTTCTACCGTTATCTTGAAATTGTATCTCAACATCTTTGGCTCTATAGTTTGTATAAGCTCTACCATTAAAAGGTTCTGAGTGTTGTATTACTTCAACTCTAGTTACAGTTAATGTGTTAAGTTGTTGTTCTTTTTGCCATTTAGCACCCTCAATAAAACCTTTTTTCTTATCTGAGTTAATTCCATAATTATAAGGTTCTGGTAATTCATTAGCATATTTTTCAGCAGCTTCTTCAAGTGTTTCTTTATTTTCCATTATTCAATTTTTGCGTTTAAACCATTTTCTACTAAAGCATCACAAATAGGTATTAACTTGCTAAAATCAGCTGTTTTTACTGCATATTTACCTTTATTGTGTATTATTTGAGCACATTGTTCTGCTTGTTCGTAATCGTGATTACAATATTTAACTAAGCAAATTATTACGTTTTCAAAGCTATTCACATCATCATTATAAACTATAATCTTGCTTTGCATAACGTCTTTTATTAAATTGTCTACTAAGGTATCTTCTTCTAGTTTCATTTTATTGTTTTTAAAAATTTAATAGTCTTTTCTTTATTCTCCTTAAAGCAGTCAGATACGTCTTTGCAATTAAGATATTCAGGTTTATTTATTGGTTCTATATCAAAATCAGTTAATAATCTTTCAGAAGCTTTATAACCTGCTTCATCCCAATCATAAAGTGATTTAATATTACTGCAATACTTTTTGATATGTCTTATAAAATCTTTGTCATATATTGCTAATTCACCGTGTATAGCCATGGATTTTATACCATATTCCCACAAAAGCATTACTTCCTTCATAGAACTGGTTAATACTAATAGTTCTGGATTAGTGTTTTTAATATCCATTTGGTAATAACCTTGAACATCACAAATGTTATCAGTATTACTATACCACTTTTTACCTTTAGATCTTGTAGGGAAATAAATCTTTAAGTGATTAGATTTAGGGAAATAATATGCAAAGCATAACTCATTCTTCTTGATAGGAAATGGGTTCTTTTTAACCCACAAACTTTCTACAGAATAAACATTAAACAATTTCAATGTTTCAAAGCTAATACCAAAGCTATTCCAATATTCCAAATCTTTATCAGTAAACTTTTTAGGTACAATCTTAATGTCTACAGCTTGTTTTACAGGTTTTACATATTCTTTAAGTATTGGTTTTGCATTAAACTTTTCACCATATAACCCAAAATCAGCTACAATCTTCTTTACTGCTTCAGGGTAACTTAATTTATATAGTTCTTGAACAAAAGCAATTGCAGAAAGATTATCTCCTGTTGCGTGATCCTTAAATCTTAGCTTTCCAGTAGAAGAATAATAAAGACTACAAGAAGGATGTTTATCAGTTCTTAAAGGAGAACAAAATAACCTATCCTTATGACCAATATAATAATAGAGAATATCTGCATCATCCAAACATTCATTTATCATTGTACTGTAATCTACATTCTTATTTACTTTCATAGTACAAAAATAAAAAAGCCCCAGTATTTCTACTGAGGCTTCTTGTTAAAATAAACAATTAATAATCAGCATTAGTGTCTGTAACTACTGCACTTTCAGCATTTACAGGATTCATGCCTTCTTGATATTCAGTAAGTTCACCTTTAAAAGTGAAATTCTTAACACCATATTCTCCATAGATATCTTCTACAAACTTAGCTAATTGATACATACTTGTATTACCCATCTTAGCTTTTGTATGCAATCCATCAAAGTTATTCTTAGCATATTGTCTAAAGAACTTCATATAGTGACCACTACAAAAACCTTTTGTTTCAATACGGTTGTATTCTTTAGTTTCAGTATTACCATCATTATCAGTAACTTCTTTAACTCTTACACTAAAATTACACATTACTGTATTTGTACTAAAATCAATAACCAAGCTATTAAGTTCTTTCATGTTACCTGTCCAAAACTTCTTAGTGTCTTCAGGGAACAAACTTGATTCTGTATCAAAAGGATTAATTCCTGTCCAACTTGCCAAGAATTCTAGCAAATTAGCTTCACCTTTATAAGCTTTCTTATAAGCCAAAGGTTGTTTAACTTTACCTGGTGTATTAGTAAAATATTCACTTAAGTTAGCTTCATCATCACAATAAATAGATTTACCGTGTTGATTTACGAACTTATATTTACCTGTTCTACTAATATCTTCAGTTTTATAAAGGGTAAAGTTAATAGGTAGTTTTTCACCACTTTTTACTTCTTTAACCCAAACAGTTACATTTAGCTGATCACAAAAGATGCTATCTGTTTCATTGCCATCTTCATCTTTTTGCTTTAATTCTACACCTTCTTTAAAATATTCAAATTCAGGTTTAGCTTCGTAATCTTCATCACGTTCAATACCAAGAATATTATCCAATTCTTCACGACTTGGATTAAAACCTAGTATTTGCACTTCGCCAATACCCACCATCATTTTTCTTTCTTTCGATTCGTTCTTTTTTACTTGCATTTTTATTTAATTTAATTGTTTAACTGTAATAATCTTCTAATGATTTAAAAATATAACTAGCATCGTTTGCTATTTCCAATAAATTTTCATTACTTCCTTGAGATTTTGGAAACAAACCTTCAGGTGTTTTAGAACTTGTATCTTCTGCAAATGTTCTTAAAAAGTATTCAGGTTTACCTTCTTTAATTCTCTTATCTGCAAACAATACAACTGTATAGTAAGCTTCAACTCTGCCTTCGTACTGTTTCCCTTGAACCTTAGCTTTTCTTTGCTTATAACCTTGTTCAACTACAGTTTCATCGTGACTTAAAACAATTACATCTTTTTGTACAGCTCTAATCAAATCAAAATACCTTGCTAATTGTTTGTTATAATTGCTATAAACATCAAATCCTTTAAAATTTTGTTGCATTTCATTATGCAACATATCAAAACCCATTGATTGAGAATCTACAATAATATTCTTGATATCAGGATTATTCCCAAAATCTTCAATATTCTTTAAGAACCCAGCCCAACTCTTAGGTCTACCAGTAAATTTAAAATTACCTTTAAATGGTAATGGTTTCTGTTCACTATTTACAAAACCTGTTTTGTCAAAATCAGCTGTCTTGCTTAAGAAACTTTTACCATAACCCGAAGGTCCAACTACCAAAACTTTACCAAAATCTAATCTGTTCATTGTTTATTTATTTGTTACAAATATACTAAATTCTTATTGCTTTTTCTAATGGTATTAATGGTTTTTGTAGGAAGTATGTATGGTTAAATATGCTATCATAATCCTTTTGTTGCCAATCTTTTATTTCTGAAGATTTGGGTAATTCCTTAAATAAACCATTTTGACCCATAAATACTGTTCCTATTGATGCACCATCAATACCATAACTATTCTTTAGGATAGCTACACTTCTAAAGTACTTGTGACCATTGATATTACTTCTGAACTTCTCTACATCACCATAGTTCTTATCAGTTGTGTTATACCTAATAGGATCAAATAAACTTAGTACTATATCAGAAGCTTCACCTAAATTACCAGTTTCTTTGATGTTATCCAAATGTGGTTCAAAACTGTCCATTTTTTTATACAATGGATTACTTAAATCACGATTTAATTGAGAAACTGCTATACAAGTATATCCTAAATGGTCTCGAAAGTATTGCAAATGTTCTACTAATCTGTCAATTGCTTGTTTCTTAGTAGGGTAATCTTTAATAGGTTTAGTTAAACCAATATGATCTACAATTACAATAACGTGTTCATTTGGGTCATTTGCAACATATTTCTTCTTGAATTCTGTAATGTTTGTTTCTTTACCATTAGCTTCTGAATAACCTTTTACAATTCTAAATATATCATTAGGACTTCTTTGACCTTCGTATATATCTAATGTATTTTGCAGATTAGTAAAATAATCTTCATACATTTCTACATACTTAAATCCATCAGGTGTAAGCTTTTTGTTTCTATACCAACCTAGTAAGGTTCCTAAATCTAAATCTACCCCTTGTTCTTGGAATATCTTTAAACACATCCATTTACCAAAACTAAAAACAATACTTCTCTCCATAGAAAAAAGTATTATCTTAAGTTTTACCTTGTTAGTATTAAAGTTATCCTCAAAAGGGTTCATTAGAAATGCTAAATTAGTAAATGCAGATTTACCGCTACCTGGCGAACCTATAACAGAAATCAACATTTTTCTTTTCAACGAGATATAATTATCTAATCTTTGAAAACCTGTTGATAATCCTTCATTCTTACCGTCAATACCTTCTGTAATAGCACTCTTCAGGTTTTCATAATAGTTTGTCATAACTCAAATGTTGTTTTTAGTTCTTCTTTTTCTTCAAAGCTATCATAAGCTGAAGCTAATTGTGATGTATACATTCC